CATCCTACTAAGAACTTTCCAAGCGTAGCTTTTAGACCACAAAAAGGACATGGCTTCATGAGTAATCCCTCAGTAGTTTGCGCTGTGTTACAGCATGCATGTCATCGTAGTAACCCTCCCCGTCTAGTCCGTTTAAATTTACAATGCCTCTCCACCAGTTATACTCAGTATCTCTACACCAGTTCTCTGAGTAACTCGGATGAGAAAAGCATCCCGCGCTTAGTCCAAAGATCTTCTGACCATCTGGACGTGTCTGCTCTGCATGATTATACAAGTGAGAATGTCCTTGCACCGCTGAGCAGTGCAGTTTAGAAACTAATTGATGACCAATATGTGAAGAACTTATTGGCCTCCCCGCCACCCCTGATGTAAAGTAATGTGAGAAGTTAATACCACCTATAGATAAGTTTCCTTTAAATGGTGTGATCTTCCATCCATTCTTTTCATACTGTAGATCCTTCATTGAGATAGCGCCATCTAATTCAGGTGCTGAGTTAACTGCCCTATCTATTCTATCTTCATGATTACCAAGACACATGTGAAGTTTAGGTTTGTATTGTTTCTCCTTCCTTTTTCTTTTTGATTCATTAAGTTTCTTTATAGGAGCAAAGAGTTTCTCTTGTGCATCCAACACTGAGTCAACATCCTTGCTGTATCTCCTTCCCTCAAATCCTTTAGTACCTTTATCATATGAAGAGAGGCTTGGCATATCGCCAAAGTCTCCCAAGCATACGATTATACTAGGCTGTTTAGCTACTATGTAATTACCTAGAGCAGTGAACCTGTCATTGTCATATTCAGGTGCAGCATGACAGTCAGGTATTACTAATAGATTCTTGTTACCCTTCATTTTTTATCTCCTTTTTCTGTACAACAATCTCAATTGAACTCTCTGTATTAGGGGTTAAAGTTTGATCGAACTCTCCTTGGAAGTGTTTGAATACTTCTGGATTCCTATAGAAATCATTTACTAATGTGACCCTCTCTATGTTAATATTAGATGAGAACTTAATCAGTAAATCAAGTACATTTATTGAAACCGGAGACCAGCTATTCTCTTTGTGGATTGTAAATGTATGTTTATGTTCCAAGCTCCAACGGCTAGGGAAAACACCACCTTCATATATGTCTTCATCTGGAACTGTAATGATGAGAAATCCCCCAGGTTTTACAATCCTGATCCAGTTATACAACGCTTCTTGAGGGCTGTTGATATGCTCAAGGCAGTGGCTAGAGGATAGAAAATCATAGGTATCATCTTCTATTCCATCCATGAACTGGGCATCGCCATCTCCCTTGTCTATATCCCAAGTTTTAGCGGACATCATTAAAGGAAAAACTCTTACGTACTGGCCTAGTGGATCAATCGCTCCGCCTATATCTATACCATTACCTATCAAGTATCTAGTATGAAAAGAGCCATCATTAAATCTCCGCTTGGCTGCTTTACTTTGTTCATTCATATTTAATTACCATTATTGTTGTGAGGAAATTGCTCTACGCTACCCCCCTACCATAGAGCAATTTTCCACTGTTATTTACTCTTTGATTTCAATGACTTACGAATGCGTTTTTTAGGTTTGACAAAGGTAGATAGGCCATATGGGGAGTCCCCTTTTACAGCCGCCTTCAGCTCTCTACTCATCATTCTCTTGGCATCTAACTGATCTCTATATAGTAGCTCAAACTGCATAGCGTTCCATACTGGAGAGCATAGATCCATGTTGTCTGCCGCTGTCATAACAATCTGGTTTCTGGTGAATTCATTTCTTGCTACTTTCTTCCAATGAGCTAATGACTTCTTGTATTCTGCTGTCGTCATCTCGTCATCATCATAGAAGGGTTTCATATTCCACATACTCCACTAAGACATTGTTCTTCTGAGTTATCCTCATAGATTACACCACGTTTAGCATGAGCTTCCTCATATGGTACGGCTGTAATAGGTTGCCCACCCCTTGCTCCATCAGGATACACGGTCAGACCGCGTAATCCATGAGCATACTTAGCAATAAGAGTAGCATATTTATCAATAGTATGTTCTCCATTTAGTTCTGTCCCCCATGCAGGTAAGTTAATAGTGCTACTGATAGCGTGATCTACATATTTCTGTAACTCAAACTGGAACTTTATCCTACGCTCTACATCCTCCGCTAAATCTATAGATGATTCAATTTGATCTGGCTTAATGCCCTGTTCAATCAATGCCTCGGCTGTACCGTCAATGACAAACTTATACTTCCATCTTGTTCCATCCGTAAGGTAGCGTCTGCGGTATGCCACGGCGTAGATTGGCTCCACTCCAGAGGTTGTTCCCGCGAGAATGCTAATAGTCCCTGTTGGAGCGATTGCTCTGTAGCCTTTAGGACTGTTGAGAAAAAGTCTGTTGCAATGAGCGTCAGCGGATCGTTTGCTTTCTCGTTCATACTCCTTCATCCATTGTTTAAGTTCATCTGTCATCTCGTACTTATAGTTTCTCTTGAGTAACCACTCATGCATTCCCATAAGCCCAAGCCCTATGCGACTGTTCTGCATTCGTACCTTAGCTACCTTTTCATATGGAAGCTGTGCTCTAATTAAACCACATACTAAGAACTTAGACGCAAGAGAAACGACTTCTTTAAACTCTTGTATCGTTTTGATATTAGCAAGATTGACACTTCCCAGGTTGCACACATCACTATCATCTTCGCTTGTAATTTCTGTACAAGCATTTCGTAACGTTTCATTTTGTTTATCTCCAAAGTTAAAGGAGAACCCAGGCTCTCCGGTCATCATAGCTTGCCTAACATTATCTTTAAACGTTTGATTCATTGGATCCTTAAGCCAAGCGTCATCATAATTTAAAGATACATTCATCATGTCCAATGGAGCAGGCCAGTTGAAGTCAAGCTTCTTTAGCTCAGCTAGGTTGGTGTCTCCTATCTTATGGTCATGCCAGTTCTTAGCCTTGAGTAATGTATGGGCATCTTCATGCTGCCAGTTCATGCTACCATAGAGAGCAGACCTACGGCTACCACCTTGCATTACATTCCTACCNACCTCNTTCAGTGTATAGAGTAANGGGATTGGTCCGGATGCTACACCTCCTGTTCTTTTTAATATCCTACCAGATGGCCTAGCCCTAGAGATATCAACACCTATTCCACCTCCAGTCATCAAGCATGACATTGCCCTTTGTGTAACGCCAGCCCAATCTTCTCTCGTATCCTCCTCCAACCTAAGAAGATAGCAGTTGTTATAGAAGCGAGCCTCTCTGTTGGCATAATAAATGTACCTCCCTCCTGGCATAAACTTAAAGTCTGATATGTATTGAACCAATTGATCTCTATCAGACTTCTCCATTAAGTTATTCTTAGTGCCATTGAAGTCACCACATACACTATTAACTATGGAGTGTGCCTTATCATCCCAAGTTTCATACTCAGTAGATGCATATTTATTTTTAAATATATCTTCACCAAGTTCTGTTCTAAACTTCATATGATTTCTCCGATTTAATTTCTCCATTTCCTGTGCTTCCAAATCCTCCATCACCTCTTATATAAGAGACACCCTTAGTGCTGCTGATAACAGGAGACAAGTAACTGTGGAATACAAGTTGCGCTATCCTGTCTCCACGATCTATATCATATGGCATATGTCCTGAATTAAATAGAAGAACTTTTACTTCTCCTCTATAGTCTGGATCAATAGTTCCTGGAGAATTAAGAACGAACACTCCATGCTTTGATGCTAGACCACTACGACTTCTTACTTGCGCCTCTATCCCTATTGGCATATTTAATTTAATACCAGTTCTAATCATCTTACGATCTAAAGGTCGTACAACTTCATCTTCTGTTGCATATAGATCATATCCAACAGAGAATTCTGTTGCTTTCTCTGGCGGTAGATAACAGTGATCCATTGTCTCAACTTTTATTTGATCTTTCATTTATATATTTGTCCTTAAGTTTATTTTCTTTAGCGTACTCCATGTACTCTCCTAGAGTGCAGCCTGCATGGTTTTCAAAACATTCATTCCAGGATTTAAACTTTACAGGCTCATCACTCTTCCCTTTATATATCTCTCTTGCTAAGAAATATATTACCTCATCAGCAAGCCTCCCTTTAGAACGGTATGTCATCAGCAGAAACCTCTTTAGAAATAGATGCCATCTCTGCTCTAGCATTGCTTGACACTTCTCTCTTAGTCTCTGGTGCTGAAACATCCACCTCTTTGTATGCATCAGGACTGTTAATCATCTGCATCATCTGACCTTTGATGTCGGTTGTATATTTATCTACACCGCTCTTGTCAGTATACTTACGATAATCAATTGACCCTTCTACATATAGGTTGGTTCCTTTAGTAACATAGCTCTCAACAACTTCAGCCTGTCTTCCAAAGAAGACTACGTTATGCCAGTCAGCCTTCTTGTATTCTCCCCAACCTGACTCAGTTACCATTGAAACCTGAGCAATCTTGCTATCATTCTTTGTGGTTCGTATTACCGGATCCTTCCATACGTTACCAACTAAGATTACTTTATTAATACCTTTCATTACTTTCTCCGTGTTTACTTTTACGTTTATATACTTTGCCAGATGGCACCACTATAGACTTATTAAACTTATAAGCATGCTTAGCCACTGGATTATTCTGCTTGTCCAAATCTTTCTGGCCAGTATTTTTTGACATTCTTCCATACCTCCAGTGAAGACTCAAAGATTGTCCAGTATCTATCGAGCTCCTCCTTCCCCCACTCATGGAACACTACAGTTCCAGGATTGTTTGCGCTAATGAATACGTTTGCAATCCGTTTAGCAGGAGCAGGGAGCGCTCGCTCATAAGCAATCAACTGATAGGCCATAGACTCGTAGGCTAGCTGCTTGCTACCAGTAACAAACTCTTTGGTCTTAAAGTCAATGACCCATTCATCTGATACCAAGTCTATCATACCACCATAACCTTTCTGTAGATTACATACTGTCTCTTCTGATCTCCACTTCTGTTCACCACAGTTTATTTTTAATAGTGCATCTACTGCATTAAAGATATCAGCATCTGCACCTGAAGGCTCTAACTCTTTCTTAAAGCAGGACTCTAACATATCATGTATTCTACTGCCCCTGAAAGATGCCTCCAAAGTTTCCTTCTTACTCTCTTCAATTACCTTAGCCTTCCATACATCAGAGCCAATAAAACTCCTGTCTACTATAGCAGCAGCCTCAATAGTTTTATTGATCTTCCATGTATCAAGCCCTGGTTTTGCTAAAATATCCAGGATAGATGTAACAGATGGCATCCATCCATGTTTCCTAGCGTCTCTCAGTGTTGTTGCTCTGGTCTTTCCATTCTTTCCTTTAACGAAATGACAAGGCTTCCCTTCTCTGTTATACCAATGCATTATATATTCCTGTATCTATAGATTCCTGTTATTCCTTTTGAATAATCCCACTCATCTCCTACTTTGTCCATACCTGACATCTCTTTCTGATTGCAGTACATCCAATTAGTTTCATTAAATTTCCGGAAGGTAGAATGATAAATGTCTCCATCCATCTCCTCGAACTCGCTTGAAAATTCAGATGCAGCATCTAAAAACTTTGTTCTTGCTGCCTCTAAAAGTAGAAGGTCGTAACCTCTCTCCTTCTTGTTCTTATTTCTTACTTTCATTTTTCTTCTCCATTAGTTCATCGAATCCTTCTGGTGTAGCCCATACAGCAGGCTTCTTACTCCTGTCAAAGCAACTTGGATGATATAAATATCTCCCGATTCCAAATAAAACTGCCGCCCTTTTTAATGCGTCAGATATTCCTCCCTTCTCTCCTTCAATGTTAGAGTCTCCTGCTCCATCAGATTTAGTAACCCATTCCTTATCTATCTTAACAGATAATTCACAGATCATTCGATCACCTATCCAATTGTATTTAGTCTGCCAATAGGCAGTACCAACAGCCTCATCCAGTCTGTCCATTACATCCCTTGCTGTAATGTATGCCAGTTCAGTTCCACCACCACCCTTACGCCAACGTATCTTTCCTACAGGGAATGGCCTCTTGAATGCCATCTCTAATTTATCCATTAGATTCTCCTGGTTTCTTTAATGTACTCCTCAAATCGGAAGTAATCCGACTCTCCCTTTTCTTTTTCTATCTTATCTAGCCACTGTTCATACTCCTCCTTGTACTGTTGCTCCTCAAGCAACTGCTGCTGTTGCCACCAGTCAGGTGGATCTTCTTCATTCATAGTATAGGTACCTCCCGGCTCATTGTAGTAGGGTTATAGAATCCAGCCTCAATTAAAACCGCTTCAACTCTTTCCATATACTCAGCAAACTGAGTAATATTTAAACTGGATGTTTGAACTGCTACCTCCACCGGCTCCCCCTTTAGATTTGAAATTGTATTAGTTCCCAATACCTGAACAGACATTATACCATGTAACTCATTCGTGGTGTACCCTATTTCATTAGCAGCCTCCCTAATAATATGCCAGTACCTATTGTTCTGGTCAATAGATCGTTGGTTCTTTTTGCTATACGGTTTAATAACAATATCATATGGCTCATCCTCAAGAGATAGTTGTTTTATATAATCAACACATGTATTCTTTGAATGTATATCATATAATTTAAATCTCTTTGTCTTCATTTTTTCCTCCATTCTATTATACCACACTCGAAAGCACGGCCTATTGTTTGTAGACACCACCTCATCTGAGTCTCCTTATCTATCTTTCCATTGTGACAGTCAGCATGACAAGTATAGCACACTGGCAATGTGAAATAGTCTGGCGCTTTCCTTCCCATACCTGCACCAAGGACATTTATTCTAAGGTGGTGAGCCTGGGAATCATGACCGCAGTATATACATGGCTGATCTGCTACCCATTCCAAATACTTCCTGCTCTTCACTTGACCCTCCTGTATGGATTGAATATCTTTTGTAGTTCTAGCTCCCACTCTTCTATCATAGGTAGTATAGTATTAAAATAATTATATTTAATATGTACATCAAACATATGCCTACTCTTATTTAAATATACCCCCCTACCTCTATCAGACATAGACTTTCTTCCAAAGCCTAAACATAAGTCACACTTATACATCTTGTCTAGTATAATAACATCCTTTCTTCCATTACATTTAGGACAGGTAGAAGGATTAGTCATCTCTTCTAGCGCAAGACTTATGGTGTTATATATATCCTGATGAGATATGGCCTTATTCCATTTAAGATCAATTGCCTTTTCAAATAGTGGACGAAGAAGTTTAACTTTCCATCTCTTTTCTAGACAATACTTATACCTCCCATAAGATGCAGCCATATCACTGGCTTTGGCTAGGGTAGCAGCTACCTCCTCCCAAGGTAGGCCACCATTAGGATTCCAAATACTATTTGGTTTGATTGTTAAATGCTTAAGAGCTTCTAGGCCCGACATTGAATATACCTTTATATATTGTTGCTGTTGGTTCTTTATTACCCATTAGTAATCCAGTTTCATAGTAGTTATTGTATGCTTGACAAGCAAGTTTCTTTTCATAACATTCACCCCAGTTAACGCAAGGAATACAAGGAGACTCTTCAGCCGCTATTGCTCTTGCTAAGTTAAAGTATTCACGCTTCATTAATATTTCCCCCAGTTACCACCATATAGATTTGCTTTTGCATTCTTAACCTTCTCTTTATCTGAGAGTTTCTCCCTAAAATCCTTAGCCCTAAAGACTATTAGTGTATCATCAAACGATGCGCCATTCTCTTTAATGAAAACAACTGGTGTCTTCCCATCTCTTGAGGATGCTACCGCTTGTTCCATTGCTTCCTTTATCCAACCTGGTATAGACTTACGATACTTACATTCAATAGATAAGTAATCACTAGTCACATCAGGCGCACTACCTCTTGTCCTCCCTGTTATAGGGACACGAGACGCTGTATCTCCTATCTCTGTAAGAAACTCACCAACCCAGCGCTCAAACTTTTTCCATGTCTTATCCATAGGTGGGTGGTATCTCCTTAGTTGCTAGTGATGGTAAATGATATGTACCTAGCCTCCAGTTATAACTTAGTTCCTCTACACCATTCTTTCCATCCTGTCTAAACCTTATCTTCTGAACATGAACCTGAACGATACACCCTTTAGATTCTGGTGTCATGTCACGCCATATTACTATACCATTGTCAGACTTATCTCTCCATCTAGCAGAGCCACTGATATCATACAAGGTTGGTATTGGTAACTTTCCTTTCACATCTCTATACATCTTAGCAGGATGAGCAACAACCCAAATATGTATGCCATATTTCCTACCAAACTGACGTATTCTTTTTAATGCTACGGAAATATACTCTGTCTCTGTCTGTCCATTCTTTCTAACATGTTCAAGTTCGTTCCAAGGATCTATCACTAAACCACGTATCCCTTTTGTTAGCACCAGGCGCTTTGCTGCATCTAAAATTACATCAATAGACCATTCCTTATCATCATCTGGAAGAATCCAAGTGAAGTGTTTTGTTAGCCAACGCTTCCCATCTTCTAGTTCTTCCTTGTTCATGCAAGGAGTAGGCCCATCAAAGAATGGATGACCAATATATTTCTCTAATACCCTAGCCATATGGTCTTCAAGTGGTTGATTCTCTGGAGAAAATACTGCAAAGTTCCACCCCTCTTTCTTTGCTATGTTCACCATCATAGAGTCAAGCCAGTTTGATTTACCACTACTAGGTGTGCCTGTTATTACTGTAAACATTCCAGGCCTTACTCTGTAAAGGTTATCTACGTTTGACCAACCAGTGCTGACACCCTTCTCTACCTTTCCCTCATACAATCTATCAATTGAATCGGATAGATTAGATGCATCATATGTTCCTGCTATAGGATAAGGCTTGGCATGTTCTATACATTCAGACAGCACCGTCTTACCATACTTAACTAGAACATCATTAGCATCCTTGCAACCTTTAGGCCATACAACTCTATAACATTTATCTCTTCCAATCCTGCGAGACAGCTCATCCTCTAGTTTATTTCCTGGGCCATCATTATCTACTGCTATAATAAATCTAGAAACATTATTAAATTTCTCTGTATGTAACCAAGGATCATTAAGGTAATCAAACTTACTAGAATAATCTGAGCTGTTAACAGGAGGGGCACCGTCCGGCACTGAAAGACATGTCCTAATGCCTGCCTCCCATAAAGAAAGTTTATCTATCTCTCCTTCTACTATAACACAATGTATATCATCACCAGTTATGTCATCAATTCCATAGAAGCCACGTTGTGCGCCAGCCTCCAAGCGAAAGTTCTTATGAGAATCCCTATACTTTACATTGATTAACTCTCCATTTTTATAGTAAGGAAATGCTATAGACATAGATAAAGATTCTATTTGTGGCATGTATACTTTGCGCTCACTCACCTTCGTCTCGTCTAAAGTTGTTTCGCTTATGCCCCTGTCTGCAAACCATTGAACAATAGTTGGCCTAAGTGCAGTGATAGGAAGAGGCTCAGGTTTAATGTACTTTGGCTTATGCCAGTGTAAGGATGGTGAGCCAACCTTATCATTACCGTTTGCTAAACTTCCTGCCCAACCACAGTGATGACACAACCATATACCATCATCAATATTAACTGATAAGCATGGTGCTTTCTTTTTCTTACGCTGTGAAGAGCAACTAGGACACTGAGTATTAACCTGGCCAGACGTATGTCTAGTTGGTATACTAATATTAAAATCACTAAATGTTTTCATTTGTTTTCCTGTTCTTTATCCATTCATATACCGCTGATTCAAGTTCTTCTTTGGTATGAAATTCTCTATCATCTACATATCTATATGTGATACTGTCTGATACCATGAACTTCCATCTCTTACCATCAGCGGTACGGTTTCTCTCCACTCTATGAGTGTCATCCCCTTCTATTCTACCAAACATAAAGGCTGACCCCTTTCCCCATTCAATCTTCATCCTGCACCCCAGGGATGGATGTCTTTGGTTTAAATCCTAGTCTCTCCTTTGCATCCTTTAATTCTCTATGAGCAAGAAGCAATGAAATCGCTGCGTTTACCTCATCCCAATTAAGGTTTATTGCTTTAGAAAAAGGATCTTTCTTTACAAGACATAATCCTTCAGTCATCTCAGTATTAATATACTCTATTTCTATTGACATTTAATTTCTCCTATATATATTATACCACACTCAGTTAACATAACCAAAAGGATTGTTATCTGTTGATTCCATTATATCATACGCCTGGATCAAGCCGAACCCTCTCATCCTAAGACGAGTCATGTCTGTCATGATGGTACTATCTCTTCCATCGTCTACACTACATGATGCCTCATCTAGAAGATCTATAAGTATATCACAGTCCTCTTCTGTAAGATCTACATCACCATTAAACATTTTTATTTGCATTTGAATTCTCCCTCATCTTTCTAAGGTTGGGTCCAACACAACTGTCCGGTATATCAGAGCAGATACTAAGTGCAAGATCTCCTGCCTTATTCATATCAATATGGTCAGCAAATCTAACAACATGTAACTTTCTTATTAGACCGGAACTAGGTCCTTTATCCCCCCATATAGAAGGCCTATGCATCTCAAGAGCCATATGAAATTTGCCTGTTGAAATGCCTCGAAAGGTTGCATATAATTTATTATAATCAATACTAAAATCATTATCAAGCCGGGCCTTTGTCATCTCTCTGAAATGCTTTGGTTCTAATTGGTCCTTCATTGGTTTATCTTCAGCCCATTTCTTCTCCCCTCTATCTATTTTCTTACAACCCTTTACTGAACCATCTGCTTTAAGAGTTACCAGGTCTCTAAACTTCTCGTATACTGTTGTTACATCATAATTTCTACGCCTTACATCATTATCTTTATCATATATAAAAAATATTTTATCTCTCTGCTCATAGAAGTGTACACTTTCCGGAAGATAACTAAGAAGATTGGTAACATTTCTCTCCCAATAAAACCTGTGATACCTGCTAGTGCTTAAGTCTATATCAATATCTCCATTGTTATAATATTTTATACGAGACTGTTGCCCCTTTCCTTCCTTGTCTTTACTGTGCGATGGAGTATTATGATGTGTTGTATCAGCCATCAAAGCATACCCGTCCTTCTCTTTCAAGAGATACAATCCATCACCCATCCTGCATATACTAACTTCAAAGTCATGAAACTCTTTGACATCAGCAAGACTTTTGAATTGTGTTCTTGTAAAATCATCGTAACATATAGTCATTACATTCTCCTAGTCAATGTTAATTACTTCTCCGAATGGACAGTTCATACTGCCATTACCACCGTAGTTAACCCATATCACTGGGTAATCTGGCTCATACATAGGAAAAGATCCATACATATCTGTGAAATATATTAACACAGTAGGATCTTCATCCGTCTCAACAACCCAATCAAACGCAGGCTCAAAGGCTGTGCCTCCTCTTCCTGATACCTCTAATGCAGTAGGCATATCATCTTTGGAGAATCTTTTCACACTGTTAACTTCAGTATCAACATCCAATACTATAACCTCATCAACATCAAAGTCGTCTACTATACAAACAGTTTCCGACCACGCTTGAATCAATAACTCAGTACTCATTGATCCACTTGAGTCCACTACAAAGATGATCTTACGCAGTCCATCAATCTTTATACAAGATGGAAGATATAGTCCTTGTCCTATAAACTTGCGAGCAGGCCTTCTCCATGAGTGGTCGTTACGCATTGGCTCAGAAGCAAGTGCATATAACCTGTCCCTCCAGTCTACCTTTGGACTTCGTATCTCATCTATCAGTTCCTTGAAGTGTCCAGGTATTGATCCTCTATTCTTACATGAGTTTGCTGCTGAGATAATCTTAGTCTTCCATTGATTCTCCATCTCAGAATTGTCGGCATCACTGCCATCAGTGCCATCTGTAAAGTGTCCCGTACATGGCATCTCCTCAAGAGATACGATAGATATTTTCTTTGCACCTTTCTTTATATCTTCATATACCATGTCAGTATTCCAGGCACCATCATACTTCTTATCTAACAGAACATCTTCCGGTGGCTTCATGCCCTCTTTAACAAGGACATTATTGATAACGTAATCTCCTGCTATATTCCATAGCACAGGGTCACGATTCATTCTCCTTGTCAAGTGAAAGAATGCTGGATGCAATACCTCATGCGCTAACACAAACTTTAGTTCGTCCATGCTAAGAGTGTTAAGGAAATCTTCATTGTAATATATAAAGGTTCCATCTGTTCCGAACGTTGGAATGGAATCATTCTTCTTTATTCCCATACCTAATAGTATGTGTCCAAAGAATGGGAAGTCCATCAACACGTGGGACTTTGCTATCTGTATCTTACGATCCGAATCCATACAGTTTCTCCATTGCTTTATAAGTTTCTTCGTCACTGTCTAACATTTTAATCACAACATAAGCATGACTGATAGCCTCCTGCTGAGCGTGTTCATTACCCCTGAGACTAGCAGGAACAAAAAGCAAATGCTCTTTCATGTATCTTTGTATATCATTTATCTTCTGGTCACCTGTAAAATTTAGATCAACCATTATACGAATGAGATGAGTCAATCCATCCAGTCTAGATTCACAAATTCTTGGGCTATCTTTATCAAGGATACCTATTAAGCCATTCATTTCATTGCGAATTTTATTGTATAGAGATTGAACCGATGCTTGCATGCTCTCGTTTATACTACTCTCTACCTCCTTGCGTATACCTTGAGCCTCTAACTCACTAAGAGATGTTAAGAATCCCATGCTATGCACATCAGGTATAGGTCGCATGAATTTCTCCATCTTAAACTTACCTATAAACCTTTCAACGTGTGGGTAATCCCATTCCCTAAACATGCCGCCACTATCGTTGAGTCTTTTCCTGGCCTCATCTAATGCCTCCTTATACTTGCCAAGTCTAAGTTCGTTAATGCTAGAGTCCCAGTCTGATGTTGCCTTACGCCACACTTTTGCAAAGTCCATGATCTTAACGTTAGGTAGGATGTACATCTTATCATTCTCGTGAAGATAAGGTAACGTAACAGACTCGATCTTCTTTTCTACTGTTCTCTTGATGTCAATGAATGGTCTAAGGTAGGAGATTGCGATAGCAATCTTGTTAAAGTTACCAGACTGAGCGCGTCCACCGGTTACACTATAGTCATCAGCAACCTTATCTGATATTGCTTTATCTACCTTACGTCCAGACGGAATAGAGAATGTAGCGTGTAGCAATACTGCTTTAGTTTGTAGTGTCATAATATTATCCTAGTACGATGTCAACATTTTCCATAGCCCACGCACCAAACGCCTCTGTCTCTGCAATCTCAGGCTTAATCTTACGAGCCTCAAGTATGCTAGTAACAGAGTACTCAGCAGGCATCCTCTTTAAATACTCCATAACATTAACCATGTTATCAGGTGTCATCCAGTGCGCCAGGGATACGGCGATAGCGTACTGTGCGCTTGGATGCTCCGGAACCATAGTCTTTTTGGGTTCCTTGATACACTTCTCTGGATCAGGCACTTGATCTGCTACCTGCTCATGTGCTGTAAACTCAGCAGCAGCACCCTCTCCTACCAGTGAAGCATACAACTGGAACTTGATAGACTTATCAGGATTTCCCTGCCTAATAGCAGAAAGTCTTTCCCAATTCCTTGGTGAAGGCCAAGCCCAGTTACTCGTACCTTTTTCTGGCCTCTTATGCATAAGATTAGAGTGCATCTTAAGGAACGATGTAACAATAGGATCAACACCCTTGCTAATGAAGTGCGTCTGCAACTCAGCAGAATCGGCGACCACTGTCACATGCATGAACCTATTCTGTAACGCATAAGATAGACCACGGTTTACACCTCCGTGCTCTTTCCTATTCATCATGGCACACATATGCCACCCTTCAGGGAATATATAACTTCCAATCTTGCGCTCAAGTATCAGTTGTTGCGTTGCTACCAGGGTTGCAGGAGGGCCATCGCCAAACTCATCCATAGCAAACAAGCCTGTCGGCCCATCACGCTCAGCGTTAGGAAGAAACTCAGGAGTAATGAACCTAGTAAATCCATTCACCTCCTTTGGTATGCCCATAAAATCTACAGGTTCCTTGCTTGCGAGCCTGCAATCCATATACGCACCAAGTTTTTCCCTACCAGTCTTCTCTGTTTCTTCTGTCTTGCCTATGCCAGACTCCCCCGCAAACAACACAGAGATCCTATGTTTAATAGCCTCTGATAGTATGCCAGAGATCTGACCAGGTGTTATAGTAATATCAGCCATAATAATGCCTCAGTTTTTTGAGTTGGTTAATGGATTTTGTAGCATAACATTCAAAGAAATGTACTTATTACCCTTAACATCCATTGCAATAAGGGGTGAATTGTCACCTATACCAAGACGATGAACAACAATAGGCCTGCCATCTTCATGACATTCCTCCATAGGTATCGCCAGCCCACAGTATTCCTCAAGGGTTTGGTCTTCACATACATTCATCTTGTATATCCTCCCAATCTTTACCAGTGTCTTCATGATCAGAGTCTAAATTCTCTTGATATAATCTCTCAAGATCTTCATTAACAGAAGGCTCCATCATTTCCAGGTAATGCTCCTCTCTCTTTTTGTCCCTGTCATCCATCTTTTTTACAACATGGACAAACCTGGCATCTCTGCTTGATAGTTTATTGCCGTC